TTTAGGGAATCGGCAACAACCGAGATCTACACACTGCATATCGTCGGCAGCGTCAGTGGTGTATAAGAGACAGCCTTGATCCTCGCTGTGTTGCTGTCTGCGGCGCTCTGGGCGGCAAGAGCCGCTACCCTGCCTGCCCGCGCCAGCGTTGCTACAGGGCTAATACCGGGCGTCTGGCGAAGCGCCTCAACCCTATCTGCCACAACTCCAAGAAACGCACTGTCCAGATTGTTCAGTTCATTCAGACTCTGGAAGAATATCTGCCAGACCGGAGTGATATACAGCGGCGACAGCTTCCCGTCCTTGTCTTTGACATTCCCCAACGGGACGGCAAATCCTGGGCTAACGACTGGCACGAGCTTCCCTCATCTTGGCTACCGCATCGGTGATAACGATGGGCCTGTCTGTGTAGGTTCTGAGCCAGAATACCCAATCCCGCCCCACGCCAATATTCCGCCACACGCTGCGAAACAGGTACTCGCCAATCTTGCCAATGGGCCTGAACAGCCAGTTCGAGTAGGTGTGCCCCCCGTCTTTTGACCAGCACAGGCCAATCTGCGGGTCGGTCTGCGAGGATGTCCCGGTCGCAGCCCCGACGCCCTGCTCACAGGCAATCTGGATTTCACGGAAGAACAACCGTTCCTGATCGCCATTGATGTGTCTGGCGATGCGCTCCCGAATGATCGTGGTCCCGTCATATTCGGTCCCCACGTCAGGGTCTAGGCTGTAGACATTGCCGTTCAGCATGTCGCCAACCAGATGCTCGCCGTTGAAGAACGTGTATGTATTGTACCGCTGGCGGGAAGGGTAGGTGTCTATCGTGGACGCCCGCTCGTGCCATTCGGCGGTCGTGCCGTCGAATACCCACGTCGCGTTACCGGACGGGAACGTGATGCAGTAGAACTCATGCCCTTCGTCCTGATAGGTGTACGCAAAGGCATCGTCGATTCGTGAGTAGGTCGAGAACTGGTAGTCGATCTGCGGGGTTGTAATCACTTCTGGCACATACCCGCCAGACATGGCGATGACCTGCCCTTGCCCGCGTGCATTGCGCGACAGCCACATCAGGCCGCTTTTTATCTTGCACACGGTCCACGGGGATGCGCAGCCGTAGTGGAACACACCGCCATCCAGTCTGCGGAAGGGGAAATCAGCATCCCCGCTGTTGTAGTGAACCTCGCCAGTCTTGGTGCCGAACAACCACAGCAACTGCCGGTCAGAGAACACGCCAACCAGATTGTCTGCATCGCCTTCAGCGGAGGCGAACCCCGTAGGGTCCCAATCCGTGCCGGTTGTCGAGATATAGAACTGGTTGGTGCCCGCATCTGAAACGATGAAATACCCGTCCTGAAAGACAACGGTGGATGGGGCTGCCGGGAAGTCAACGTCAGTGATCTGCGTGAACGTGCCGTCATAGGTGTAGCCGTTCTGACCGTCTACCAGAATCAGCGTTGTGCCGTTGAACGCCATCGACACGCGATTGGAGTTCGGCGTGAACGATCCAACGTGGGTAGAGTTCCGGTACAGCCGACCGCTGGAAACGTGGTAAACGTCCGTATCCGTGGACAGCGAGCCGCGAATCGGCCCCGTCCCAAGCGTCCATTTCACCGTCGATCCCGGCGTACCGATCAGCGACACCGGGAACGTGTCCTTCGGGTCTATGCCGATATAGAAGTTCCGGCATACCTGCGCGTCAAGGTTCAGCGATCTGCCCCTGTATGCGCCGCCTATGAAAGGGAGCTTCACTGTGCTGAGAACTCGAACCGCACAGTGGTTTCCTCAATGTCGAAGCTGTTGGCTGCCTCAAACTCCATAACGGCGTTCTGCTTCAGCCACTGGCGCTCCTGAATGGGCAAGCCATAGGTGTTCGACAACTCGGCAGACAGACCCCACATGAGCGCGTTCAGCCACTCCACCGGGAAGTCCGGCGTGTCGGCCACGGTGTCGAAGTCCTCAACAACCCGGTCAACGATCAGATGCAATCGGTCGGTATTGGTGTCCACCGCAGGCCAGACCAGGATGCGGGATGCGCCCTGCTTGTCGTGGTGAATCTCAGACACCGGGCCAGAAGCACCCTTGCGCGACAGTGAGACGTACTCCTCACGCGAAATCAATCGCACCGTGGTATCCGTGTTGTCAGAATCACGCCGGAACGCGAAGGCGATCTTTACCGGGTTCAGCGTGGTATTCACCCCGCCAGCCGAGCCGGTATACGGATAGCTGTAGACAGCATTCCCAGACGCCGCCGCAGACGGAGCCGCAGCAAACGTCAGGGTAGAGCCTGCGACCGTAGCACCACCAACAGGCCAATAGATCGAGCCGTTGTCCAATTTTATACCAACAAGATCGCCGCTCGTTATGTTGCTGGCTGATGCTACAGTCGCAGAAGTCGCCGCAGCCGCCATACCAGTCGAGAGACTGGTGACGACCACATCATCGGATCGCGCAAAGTTGTCCGTGCCAAAAGCGTAGGACTGCTGACCGGACTGCAAGAACAGGATCACCTCCTCGCGCCGCCAAAGGTTCGCGCCACGCGCCATCCAGCCCTTTATCATCAGATTGAGGCGCACCGAAGCCCGCGCCGTCTCCTCTGCTGACAGGGTATTACCCGGATCGAGCGCACCGATATTCGCTATCGCCTCCTCAATGATTTCCGAGCGGGAAACCGTGAAGTTGCGTGATCCGGATGTCGTCACTGGCAGAAGTACCCGTTGATACCTGTTGCCGTTGTGCCAGAAGCGAGAACCCGGCTGATCTTGCCGACCAGAAGCAACTCGCCAACCTGCACCCCAGGGATCACCACGGTAGTCCCATCACCATTGACGACAGATATATCCCCGGCAGTCGTCCCCACCCGCAGCGCCCTGACACCAGTAACATCAGTGTCAGCGTGCGGCGTGATGGCAACGATCTTCTCAGGGACCGTCTGAAGTACGCTCATGGTTAAGCTCCCTTAGCCCACGTTCCTACGGCATTGGTGACTTGCCACGCAACCACTTGGTCAAGTGCGGCCAGCGTCACAGAGTCGCCCAGTTTAGCGGTCGCCTTTGCGTTGATAAGCGTCACACCGTCAGTTGCCGATCCCGCGAACGAAATGCCATCTGCGGCATTGCAATCAATCGTCACGAGACACTGGCCGTCAGGCATACCGTTGATGAACGTGAACGTGTTGCCAATGGCAATCGCAGGGAGAGTGATCGTGATGCCATCAGCCTTGACAACGAACGTCTTGCCAGCGTCGTCATTGATGACAACCGTATAGTTGGCAGTCAGTTCAGTGTAAGCCCTCGGCCAGTAGCCAGCCTTCACGCCTTTCGGAAAATTGGTAGTACCCATTTGAACCTCCTAGTGCCAGTCGGAATCAAACCGACCCTTACCCATCAGGAACACGGTTGAAAGAAAGGGGGCCGAAGCCCCCTCGAATTACGGCACTTAAACGCCAGGGTTCGTGTAGACGCCACGCCAGTCGGTCCAACCCACGCTGTAACGCTCATAAGCCGATGCACGGGCGTTTTTTGTATCAAAATCATCGTCCGTATCGAACTCATAAGCCTGCCGGGTGTAGCCGATCATGCCACGCGGGGCATTGGTACGGATAAACCAAGCATCAGTGTCGGTCAGATAGTGATTGACCGCGTAGCCGTCCGGCAGGAACCCACCGTTACGCAGCGCGTTGATGTCGTTGTTGGCAGTGCCACTCTGAAGCGTAGAGTTCAGAATGCGCGATGCCTCAAACATCAACTGGCGCGGTACGATCAGCTTCTTGCCGATCAGACTGATCTTGAGGCCACGGGCATTGGTCGCGCCCGCAATCTGGATCAGCATGTCCTCAAGAGCCGTTTCCGACAGGTCGGCAGACGTTGCCGCAATGTTGGACTGCGTGCCACCAACCGCGTCAGGATGCGAGGCATAAGCCAGCACCTGACCGTCGCCACCGGTATAACCAGCAGTGGCGTAACGGTTGTAGACGTTCGCAGCGACATTTTCCTTCGTCTGACGCATGGAGAACGCCAACGCCTCAGACCGCTTGAAAGAACGGTCCTTGTAGAGGTTGTCGGCAATCTCCTCCTTCGTCACGATGTAGCCGAGGGCATACGCAATGTGCGTATACCGCGAGACCGCACCCTGATTGTGGCTGTCATAAACCAGAGCACCGCCCTGATTCTTGACAGGCGCAAGACCAAAACTCGTGGTCTCCACGTCCTCCTCGTAGTTCTGGGTGGAAGTCTCCCAGTCGAAAAGGCCCATGCACTCCAAAGGATATTCGTCGTACTTCAGGCCAAACCAGGCTTTGACGCCCGGCCACAGTGCTTTGGGGTGTGCCCCAGTTGTAATAACGCTCATCTAGGGTTCCCCTTAAACGCCAGCAGAGACCGCGCCGAAGCCGATTTGCGGCTCCATCACGCGGACAAGAACATCGGCGCTCGTGGAAGTAATGGCAGTGCCATTCTGCGCGAAGCCGACAATTTGAAGCTGCGCCGTGCCACTCGTCGCAAGCGTGCCCTGATCGAGCGAACTCTTTGACGTGTAGTAGGGAGCAGCACCAGCAGTTACTGAGATGTCAGCAACGGAGCCGACAGCAGTAGCTGCAAGGGCAGCGGACGGGTTGCACTTGAACAGCGTGCCACCGAGCGCGGGAGCCACCAGAATGTACTGAACATTCGTGGCGTCAGACCCGAGAACGTAGGTACGCTCCTCGATGGTCGGCTGATCGACCGCAACCATAGCGCCGAAAATGGCGCCACCAGCCGCAACTTTATCAACCGTAGGCACGCCGTCTGCCGTCGATCCGCCGTCAAGAACGACGAGATCGCCCGGATAAATGTCAGCGGTATCAGCGGCAGGTACAGCCATGCGGACGAGTCCGCCTGTGTACGGTGCGCCACCGAGACTGCCAACGGGGATGAAACCGTAAGCCATTGTTAAGTCCTCATGAAAATTGATGAACTAACGCCGGATACTAGCCACGTCACCAACAATCGAGTTGTTGCCGGGAGTATAGGCATTAGGTACGGGAGACAATGAGCCGGTCCTGATGGACTGATCCACCAGATCGGCAGCTTTCTGTTTTTCGATCTGATCCGCTTCGTACCAGTCTTTTCTGATACGCAGGAGATAGGCCATCTTTGGTGATCCATCCGGGTGTTTTCCAACAGCCTTACAGACGCATGATCCCAGTCCGGGCTTCTCAACAGCGGTGTCGATTCTGACGTCCTCTTTCAGGACGTACTCTCTGCCTGACTCTATGGCTTCCTGAATCCGCTCGCCTTCGTCATTGAACCAGCGATACACGAAGTTCGGGTCTTGGTTCCGCACTTCGAGTTTCAGCCTGGACCCCATTGCTGGGCGGCGGTTGTCTTCTCTCCTGCTACGCATTGTTTTCCACTCCGAAATAAGAGTCAACATAATCTTGCTTTTTCTTGAAAATGCCCCGCTTCAGGAAGTCATCGCAGGCCGCCTTCGCTTCTTTCGGCAGGTCTGAGTATGTCTTGCTGTCGTCGCTGGACGCTGGCGAGTCTGATTCCAGCCCCGCACGCTTCGGTTTGCCGAACTCCTCGGGGAAACTCTCACGAATCTGCCGGTCAAGCTCTGCAAAGAACTCGGTCGGAGACAGGCCGCGCCCTTGCAGCCGTCCAGCAGCGCCATCGGCGAAGTTTTGCAGCTTCATGTTCTTGCCCTGCCAGAACTCGTGCTTGGCCTTGAACGCTTTGGCGGCGTTCAGACCTTCTTCGTCTGGCACAGCAGCAGGAGCACTGCGCACTTCCTCGATCTTCTCCCGGACGGATTCCAGCTTGGCGAGGTCGTTGTCCTCAATGGCCTCCTTCTTCTGGGCATTGAGTTGCGCCAACAGGTCATCGCGCTCCTTCTTGGCGTTTGCCGCCTGAGCATCCAGAGCAGCCTTGTTTGCGCGTTCGATGCGCTCCAGTCTGGCATCAAACTCCTTCTGGCTTTCCTCCAGTTTCTTTTCCAGCTTGCCCTTGACGCGGCTGATGATGTGCTCGCCGTCGTCGAGGAACTGCTGTGCCGGTTTCCACGCATCCTTCGGCCCGGTCCATTCGGACTCAGGCTTCCAGCCCTGCAAGGTGGCTTTTTCTTCTGGTGTGCTCATGACACGCTCGCTTCATCAAACGTGATGTCGTCAGAGAGTACCGCCACAATGTCGTCGTCGTTCAGCAGCCGAAACTGCTCGCCCTTCGCCTTGACGGAAATACCGCCATAACGGGCAAACGCCACCCGGTCACCAGGCTTGCACCACGCCACCCCGTCGCCAAACTCGCGCTGCTGGTAGGCAGTATTGCCAACCTTCACCACATAGCCAGCCGTTTGCGCGTACTGAGAGCGGTCTTTGACCGTCTCCGGGATAACAATAGCGCCCTGATACTCCTTCATGAACGTGTCTGGCTTCACCAGCACCCTCGGCCCTGCGGGTGTGATGCCGCAACTCTCCCACTTCTTGTCATACTTCATCGCTGACTCCAAATACTTCGTAGATCTGCTCTTGGTCTCCCGGCATTCCTGCAAGGGCTTCCAACTCTCTCAGGCCACCAACGAGTTCCCAGTTCGCACGAAACATCTTCTGGGGATCGTCATTGACCAATGCGCCTTCGCCACGCGACTGCTTGAACGCAGCGATACGCTTGTTGAGATAGTCGAAATACATCTCAGTCACCGGGCTGCTCAGCCACTCCTGCACGTCCATCGCTTTCATGCTTCTTTTCTACCTTTGCTAATGCCTCGATGTGCTTCATGCGGGCGTTCTGCCCGTCTAGTGCCAACTTGAATGGAGCGAGGTCGGCCTCCACGCCAAGTTTCTTCGCTTGCTGCATGTTCAGAATGATCTGTGAACGATCCTTTTCAATCGTTGACATGGCGAGTGTTGCCGATATTTGCGCTTGTGCCTGCCTGTCTGCTGCACGCGCCTCGGCCTCGTTAACGCGCCGTTCTTCTTCGGCGGTCTTGAGCATCAGTTCCTGATTGGGCGGCGGCGGAATGGCGAGCGAGCCATCTTCCTTCGTCGGGAATAGCCGCTCCACGTCTGGAATCCGCATGGCACGCAGCAGGAATCTCTCCGTGGCAACCATGTCATAGCCGGGAACAGACTGCGCACGCTGCGACAGGAACTGCGCCTGACCCATCATCTGCGCATCTGCCAGCATCGACGCATCGGCTACCGGCAGAATGTCTCGCGGGTCGCCGTAGTAGTCGGTCTGTAGCAGCTCCGCATCCTCGTCCATCAGCGCAACGTAGGATTCAAAGTCCAGATGCTGACGGTTCAGCTTGTAGAGCTTGCGGAACTCCTTTGTCGTAGACCGGAACACGCGCTTGAAGATGCCCTGAAACACCTTCATGCCCTGTTCCAACGCCGCCATAGAGGTCGTCGCAGGCGTGTTCTGCCCCGGCGTCTGCCCAGACATCAGATCAGTCACAGAGGTCAGGCGCTCGCCGTAGTTAATCAGCAGACTCAGCAGATTGAACAGCACCGCTGACGGGTCACGCACAGGGTACGGCACCATGTTCGCCTTCAGGTCGCCACCCGGCACGTCTACTGGCGTCCACTCGAACGGGCTGACCTTGAGCTTGCCACCGCGAATCTTCGCGCCCTTGCCGAGGAACCCACCGGAGGCATTGGCCAGCGTCCCGGAGTCGAGTAGCTGGTTGATCGTGGTGTTCACCGTCTCGTTGATCGGCGATAGCAGATCACCAAAGCCCAAGTCGTACACGCCGCCATCGGGGGATGGGATCATGCCGTACTTGGTGAAGTGCTCTGTACCCCTGATGCGGAGTATCTTCGCCGTCCGACGCACTTCCTCAACTTGCGCCTCCGCCTCCCGCAGGATCGTTATGCCATTCTCCGGCATCCGCTGTGCATCCATCTGCGCCAGACGGGTGATCGCCTTGACCTGTGGCTCCTGGTCGGTCTCGATGTCCTCGATGGTGTAGCGGGCCGTGATCCGTAGCACCTTCTGGTCGGCCTTGTTTACCACCACCACATACGGCTCAGCGTAGCCGTCACCGTCAAGGTCCAGATAGCAGTGCTGCTCCAGTATCTCGTGCAACTCCTCGCTGCTCGGCTCAACACCCTCGCGCTGGTCCTGCTCCGCATTGTCTGGCGTGTAGTGTGCTTCCTCAAGCGATACGTCGAGGAACACGCCCTTGTTCTGCCGCTCCTTCACCTCTCGCGGCGTCAGGAATATCCGGTGCGTCATGCGCGGCGACATCTCGAACTTCGCCGTGTACGGCAACACGAGATTCAGCGGCATGACGAACTCAGACACGTTGTGCCCACGCAGCGGGCAGTAGTAGGTCTTTTTGAACGTGCACCCGACGATTGGCAGGGCCGTCAGCATCGCGTCGTGCTGCTCCTCCCACAACTCATCTTCTTCCAGCACCTGATAGCTCATGTGCTGCTCAACACGGGCCGCACGCGCGGCCTTCTTGCCAAGCGGGTCTGCGCCCATCACCCGGCACTTCACCACTATCGGCCCAGATACGAACGCCGGATATACCCGCGACGAAAACTGCAAGGTCGCTATCGACAACAACGGGAACTTCACGTTCGCCGCGTTAGCCCACGGAAACGACTTCTCCTCGCGTACCTGCAACGCCAGCTTCACAGCATCCTTCAACTGCACAAACCGACGCCGACACGACCCGTAATCCTTCTCGTAGTCCTCGGTGACTCGCGCACCAATGACCTTCAGATCATCCGCCTTCAACGCCGTTGCTATGTTCTCAGTGTCCAGCAACGTCCCACGGGCAACTCTGGTCTTGATCTTCAATATCCTGTCACCATTGATCGTTCATCCATGTGCGCTTCTTCTACAGCGTGCCAATAGTCGTATTCGTCACTCTCGGCAGGACTCATCGCATCACGATATTGCTCAATCGTCATGCCAATATAGGCGAAAGCATCGAACGAGTCATCATTCCGACCCTTCGACCCCGAAGTGGTCATCGACATCAGCTCAGACTCCAACGCCGGATACCAGTCAGCCTCAGTATCAAACCGCACACCACCAGACTTCATCTTCGCAGATATAGACCGACCACGCAGCAACTTGCTCTGCGATGGCGTCATCTTGTGGATGTTCAAATACGTCCCGCTCTGGATCATCCGTGCGTTGATGAACGGACCCAACGCCTTGTCGATCTTCTCAGTCTCAAACGTGAACAACTGTATGTCGTACCGCTTCTGTACCGAAAACAACTCGTCAATGATCTCCAGCGAATCCCACCTACCACGCCGCACATCCACAACGTGTATCACCCCGTGCTCGTCTATCCCGGCAACCATAATCACCGTGAAATCCGCCTTCTCCTTCTCCGAAATAGCAAAGTCAGCCGCCGCAACATAGTTCTTCAAACTCACCCGGTCCGTCGTGTCCATCGGAATGAAGTCCTGACGCCGGAAAAACGAACTCCCCTCGTCGATCGGATTGTTCAAATACTCCTGCGAATACCCGCTCAAATCCCCCTGGTTCGCATACAACTGCCGGATACCCTCCAACCGCTCTCGCGGAAACTTCTCCGGCCACAAGATCTCCGAAAAGTCTGCGTTGTGCGCCGCGAACTTCTGCGTCCTCCAACTCGGATCATTCAACACCCGGTTCAACCATGCGTCCAAATGCAACACCGTCCCCGCAAACCGATACAGACAGTCATCACTCCCACACGGCAACAACGCATTGAATATCCACTTCCGAAACTTCTCCCGACGCTCAGGATTAGCTACCGACTCGTCATTCTCCAAGTCATCCCCAACCACCAGGTTCGGACGCCGACCCTTCCACTTCAACCCGCGAACCTTCTGCTCACTGCCCTTCGCCAACAACCGAAACACGTGCCCATCGTCCATCCGACAGACCACGTTGTTCTCCGTGTCGCGCAGCAGCTTCTTCACCCCGAACGTCTTACGCAACCCCTCGTTCTCAGCCAACTCAGTCTTGATGTCCCCCAAAAACTCTATCGCCTGCGTCTCTGTGTCCGACACAATCAACACGAAATCCCGCTGCTTCAACAACACCATCGCCAACGTATAAGCGTGCGTCAGGGCGCTCGACTTAGCGTGACCTCGCGGCGCCGCTATCGCTACATACCGATCATCAGAACAACACAACTCCCACGCCGCCCAATGAAACTTCGGCGTCTTTACCGGATTGTCATAACGCGCCAGCAGAAAACCCTGCGTCAGACCATCAATCACCGCTGGCTGGACTATGCCCATCTAAGCAGCCACCCAATCACAGGCAACAGCACACCGCACTCGCGCCAATGCTATGTTGCAATGCACTAAAAAGCCCCTTTTGTTTTCCAGCGCCGGGGGAAGGGGGGTAGCCACCGGATCGACCCACCCAAATTTGCCCCTGCCGCCCCAGACAGAAGGGACCCATCCGGCTCCGGCCCGGCGATCGCGTACCGC